TTTCTTTAAACTAATTAATAAATATCATACTATCCTTTACTATATCACATTTACTAATTAATATTTTAAAAATATGGGGGGACTTTCACCCCCGATGTTTTTTTATGGATGCTGTTCAACATAGAGGGCACCGTTTGCTCTGTATGTAACATCGATGTCTCCGTTGCAATCGTGATAGATATTATTCGCTCCGAGAAGTGTTTTAATTTCTGTTGGTATGAGTTGAATTGTGATAGGTGTTGCAAGGGGATATACTATAATTAAAGGGTGATTAATTATATACTGATTAAACTCTGATAGTGACTCTATTCCTATTATAGAATTTATAGTCTTGCCAATATATAGAGTATTATTGTTAGCCCCAAACTGTATGCCAGCACCAATAACATTTAGTGTTTTCAACCAATTCGCCCATCCATCTAGTCCATTCCCTTTCTTCATAAAACCATTCGTATGATAATATGCCGAAGATGTCTCCGACCACGGCTCATTTGAAAAGATTCTTAAACCATACGTCACCGTCAACACGCCAGTTGTAACGTTCAATGTTCCGCCGTAAACGGTCTGACCAAAGGAGACGGTGTTGGTGTCGCCTGTGTATGGTTCGTAGGTTGTGGCTGTTGAGCCGACTTCAATCATAAAATGGTCAAAACGGTTTATGTGCAAAGTCGAGCCTGACACTGCGGCATAAATAATAATATAATCGCCGTCTGCTAATGTAATTGTCTTTGGATTCATCACGCTTGTGGTTGCAGTTAATCTAACAAAAGATTTAAAATCGCCATTTCTCGCTAAAACCACCATATATATATAACTTTCAATATTCGTTGATGAACTCAATGTATATATACCGCTTGGGAGATTATAAATAAACCCATTCCTTTTCGTAACTCCGCTTTCGCCTTTAAATGTAATATCGGCAACAGTTACAGAATTAACATCAAACAGATTCTTCCCTGTCCTCGTTATATTAGCCTCCGTAAACCCTCCGATAACATACGGATTCTGGGGAGACTTCTCCCCTGTTCCCGTCTCGGTTGGGTTAATATGGCAGATTACCTCTTTGCAAGGGATTTGATTCGCACCATCAGTAAACGATGCGATAGAACCTGTTGCTGATTCTTCTACCATTTGATTAAGTGCGTTCTGATAGTCCGCTCCGCTCTTCATATTACGAATAAGCGTACCCCAATCAGCAGGTGCAATAGTGCCTACCGTCCCATTCACGTCACGGATAGCCTGTGATGTATCAGCAATCTTTGTGCTTAATATCGCTCCGTAGTCTGTCCTTGCCATATATCACACCCCCACATTAGTTACATCGAGAATGAGCAAGCCGTTCAACTTGCTCGCACTCCAAGTCTTATCCAGTGCCGTTGATGTATCGTCAATCTCACTCACCTGTGCAGGTGCTTTAATTGTCGTAGGTGTTCCGTCCACTGTAACTGTGGCAATATCAACACCTCTCGTCACGATAGGTGCTACAGCGACATTTGACTTACCGGCCAGTGCAGTATCAACTTGTGACTTGGTATACGTATCTGCCTTATCAGCCTTATTGCCAAGAGCTGTATCTACCTCTGCCTTGGTATAAATATTCTTTGTTTTAAATAAAATGGCATTACCAGTTGAGTTAAATACAATTTCTATGTTATTGCCTTCAACAAAATCAACAGAACCACTTGATATGGTACTATTTAAAACTTCTGTACCATTTACTTTAATGGTTCTCCATGTATCTTCAACATCATCACCGCTGGGAATAAGAACCCATTCAGCACCATTAGAAGTAAATACATCTCCAACTTTTGCAGCAATACCCTGGTAAGTTCCATCTGTAATTACCTTATATGTGAATCCGTCATTATCGGAGCTGGCCACCGGCAAATCAGAAATCGTTCCGTTAACGCCCAATGTGCCTTTAAATATCATTGGCTCTGGTAAATTGCTGATAATATTATCTACTTGTGCTTTTGTGTATGTGTCTGCCTTATCCGCTTTAAGTGCAAGCGATGCCGTTACATCTGCGGTATTAGCCTTTGCGGACAGTGCAGTATCTACCTGTGTCTTTGTGTATGTATCTGCCTTGTCTGCCTTAGTTGCGAGATCCGTATCAACTTCAGTTTTTGTATATGTTGTAGCCTTATCTGCTTTAAGTGCGAGCGATGCTGTTACATCCGCAGTATCAGCCTTTAAGTTTAATGCAGCGTCAACTTGTGACTTTGTATATGTATTTATTTTATCGGCCTTATCATTAAGAGCTGTATCAACTTCAGTTTTTGTATATGTCGTATTCTTATCGGCCTTATCATTAAGAGCTGTATCAACTTCAGTTTTTGTATATGTATTTGCTTTATC